GGGTACGCCATCGGCCGCCAGAACGGCTGGATGTCTGCAAATGACATCCGGGAGCTTGAAAACCTCGACCGCATCCCGGCAGAGGACGGCGGCGACTTGTACCTCATTAACGGCAATATGCTCCCACTGAAGAATGCGGGTGCTTTTGCAGATACACCTACCGATGACGGAAAGGAGGAAAAAACCGATGAAGAAGTTCTGGAACTGGAAGAACCGAACGGTGACCAACGTGGAGACGCAGGAACAGACACAGGAAAGAACCCTGTTCCTGAACGGGACCATCGCCGGGGAAAGCTGGTTTGACGATGATGTCACCCCGCAGCTTTTCAAGGACGAGCTCATGTCCGGCAGCGGAAACATTACCGTGTGGATCAACTCGCCTGGTGGTGACTGCGTGGCGGCGGCTCAAATCTACAATATGCTCATGGACTACAAGGGCGATGTGACCGTGAAGATCGACGGCATTGCCGCTTCTGCCGCATCCGTCATCGCTATGGCGGGTACGAAGGTGCTGGTGTCTCCCGTGTCCATGCTAATGATCCACAACCCCATGACGGCTGCGTTCGGCAATTCGGACGAGATGCAGAAAGCTATCGAGATGCTCTCAAGCGTTAAGGATTCCATCATCAATGCCTATGAGATCAAGACGGGGCTGTCTCGTGCAAAACTGTCTCATCTCATGGATGCCGAAACTTGGATGGATGCAAACAAGGCTGTGGAGCTTGGATTTGCGGACGGAATCATGAGCCGTACCGATGAAACCGAGGACATGACCGCGCCTGCCGTTTCCATGCTGTATTCCAAGGCGAATGTGGTGAACTCTCTCATGGAGAAAATCGCCGCAAAATGCGCCATCGACCCGAAATCCAACCGTACACAAAAAGCCGATGACCTTATGGATCGGCTCAATCTCATTAAAAACTGGAGGTAATTCAATATGACTATCAACGAACTGCGTGAAAAGCGCAACCAGGCTTGGAACGCCGCAAAGGCATTTGTGGAAACCAAGCGCGACAAGGACGGCCTTCTTTCCGAAGAGGATGCCAAGACCTATGCCCAGATGGAAAAGAAGGTGCAGGACTACGGTGCCGAGATTGAGCGCATGGAAGCCATGTCCGCAATGGAAGCACAGCTGAACAGACCCACTTCTTCTCCCATCACCGAGAAGCCCATGAACGGCAAGTCCACCGCTGACGAGAAGCCCAAGACCGGCCGTGCTTCCGATGCCTACCGCACCGGAATGCTCACCGCCCTTCGCAGCAACTTCCACCAAGTGAGCGATGTCCTTCGCGAGGGTGTTGACGCTGACGGCGGCTACCTCGTACCCGAAGAGTACGATTCCCGCCTCATTCAGACGCTTTCCGAGGAAAACATCATGCGAAAGCTCGGTCATACCATCACCACATCCGGCGAGCATAAGATCAACATTGCCGCAACTGCACCTGCCGCTGCGTGGATTGAGGAAGGCGGTGCTCTCTCTTTCGGTGACGCCACCTTTGCGCAGATCCTTCTGGACGCGCACAAGCTCCATGTTGCCATCAAGGTGACCGAGGAACTGCTCTACGACAATGCGTTCAAGCTGGAGGATTACATTCTCACCGAGTTCGGCAAGGCACTCGCCAATGCCGAGGAGGACGCATTCCTCAACGGCACCGGTGTCGGTCAGCCTCTTGGCCTGTTTGCGGAGACCGGCGGCGGTCATGTGGCAGAAACGCTTACTGCGGCACTCAAGAGTGATGATCTCATCACTCTCATCCATGCGCTGAAGCGTCCTTACCGCAAGTCCGCCTCTTTCATTATGAACGACAAGACCATCGCACAGATCCGCAAGCTGAAGGACAACAACGGTGCATATATCTGGCAGCCTTCCTACCAGGCAGGCGAACCGGACCGCATTCTCGGCTACACGGTTCACACCTCTGCGTATGCGCCGGAGAATGCTATCGCGTTCGGTGATTACAGCTACTACAACATCGGCGACCGCGGCACCCGTTCCTTCAAGCAGCTCAATGAGCTGTTCGCAGGCAACGGCATGATCGGTTTCGTTGCCAAGGAGCGTGTGGACGGCAAACTTATTCTCCCCGAAGCCGTTCAGATTCTCAAGCTGAAAACCGAATAAGGAAGGAGGCGGCGGTGATGGACGAGCTTCTTTCCAAAGTGAAAGCCAACCTTATCCTGGAACACACGGCGGATGATGCCTTGCTAAAAAGCTACATCACCGCCGCTGTTTCTTACGCCGAAAGCTACCAGCACATCCCGGAGGGCTACTACAAGGAGAACCCCATGCCGCCGACCACAGAGCAAGCCGTAATCATGCTGTCATCCCACTTCTACGAAAGCCGGGACGGCAGCACGGGCGGCTTCTTTGCGGATAACACCGGAGCAGCACAGCAGGTATGGAACACGGTCAATCTGCTGTTGCGGCTTGACCGAGATTGGAAGGTGTGAGCATGAGTTTCGGAAAGATGAACGGCTTTGCCGACATTGTAGAAACCCGCCAAGTCAAGGACAGCGAGGGCTTCACCCATTCCGAGGAAGAAGTCCTCGCTTCCGTCCGTGTGTACCGGGAAGGTCGGCACGGCAGTCAGCGTTGGTCGAACCTCGCCGCATTCAGTGAAGCGACCGACCTGTTCCGCTTTCGGTGTATTCCGGGGCTGACGGTCACCACAGACCAGTTTCTCATTTGCGATGACTGTCGCTACGACATTGTCTCCGTGGAGGATGTCAAAGGCCGTGGGATGTACATCGAGGTTTTAGCGAAAAGGAGTGAACCCACCATTGGCAAAAGCTGAAATGAAAATGCCGGAGGATTTTCTCTTGAAGATCTCCAAGCTCGGCAGCAACTTTGACAGCGTGGCAGATACCGTCCTGCAGGCCGGTGGCGAGGTGGTGCTGAAGAAGGTCAAGAACAATCTCTCCTCCGTTATCGGCAGAGGGACAAAATTCAAATCCCGCACAACGGGCGAACTGGAAGGTGCGCTCGGCCTTTCTCCCTCCAAGCTGAACCGGGACGGTAACCACGACATCAAGGTCGGTTTCGCCGAACCTCGCTCGGACGGCAGCAGCAACGCCAAACTTGCCAACATTCTCGAATACGGCAAGCACGGTCAGCCTGCAAAGCCGTTTCTGAAGCCTGCGAAAACGGCATCCCGGCAGGAGTGTATCGATGCCATGACCAAGGCACTGAATGAGGAGGTGGAAAAGCTGTGAGCCTGCTATCCGATTTACAAACCATTGCCGAGCATTGCGGTGTTCCAGTGGAAACGGGTGTGTTCTCCGGTAAAGCACCGGACACCTATCTGGTCATCACACCGCTGTCGGACAGCTTCGAGCTTCACGCCGACAATGCTCCCGGCTGCGAAACGCAGGAGGCACGGCTGTCCCTCTTCTCGAAGGGCAGCTACACCAAACTGAAAAACGCACTCGTCTGCGCCTTGCTGGGTGCGGATTTTTATATTACCGACCGCCGGTACATCGGCTTTGAAGCCGAGACCGGCTACCATCACTACGCCATTGACGTGGCGCAAATCTACGAACTGGAGGAATAAGTTATGGCGACTATCGGTCTTGACAGACTGTATTACGCAAAAATCACCGAGAACGATGCCGGTGAGGAAACCTACGGCACGCCGTCTCAGCTTGCCAAAGCCATCTCCGCTGACCTTTCGGTGGAACTGGCAGAGGCGACGCTCTATGCCGACGACGGCGCTTCGGAGATCGTGAAGGAATTCAAATCCGGCACGCTCTCCCTCGGCATTGACGATATCGGCTCTGCGGCGGCATCCGATCTCACCGGCGCGACCATCGACAAAAACAAAGTGCTGATTTCCGCATCTGAGGACGGCGGCGACCCTGTGGCGGTGGGCTTCCGCGCCAAGAAGTCCAACGGCAAGTACAAGTATTACTGGCTGTACCGCGTGAAATTCGGTATTCCGGCGACGAACCTTGCCACCAAGGGCGACAGCATCACCTTCTCCACGCCGACCATCGAGGGCACCATCCTGCGCCGCAACAAAGCAGACGCAGGCGGCAAGCACCCGTGGAAGGCAGAGGCACTGGAGGGCGATACGCCCGCTGCGACCATCACGGGCTGGTATAAGGAAGTGTACGAGCCGAACTATACCACTACTCCCGAAAAACAGGGCTAACGGAGGGAACGCACAATGAATAACGAGAGAACTGCAGTCATCACCATCGGTGACGAGGAGTATACGCTGCTCCTCACGACCAAGGCTACCAAGGAGATCGCCGGTCGCTACGGCGGTCTGGAGAACCTCGGCGAGAAGCTGATGAAGTCCGAGAACTTTGAAATGGCTATTGGTGAGATCGTGTGGCTTATCACGCTTCTGGCAAATCAGAGCATTCTTATCCACAACCTCAAGGATAAGGAGCACCCCAAGGAGCTGCTCACCGAGGATGTGGTGGAGCTTCTGACCACGCCGCTTGATCTCGCCGGATACAAAACCGCCATTACGGAAGCGCTCTACAAGGGTACCAAGCGGAATGTGGAAAGCGAGAAAGACTCAAAAAACGCACAAGTCGGGTAACAGTCTCCGATGCGGAGCTGTTTACCCGGCTTCTCTACTACGGCCTTGCCCACCTTCATCTCAGCCAAGATGAGGTGTGGCTGATGCCGTTTGGACTGCTTTTGGACTTATGGGAATGCCACAAGCAGTATAACGGGCAGGCTACCCCAGCCAGAGAGCATTACATCGACGATATTATCCCGGATGGAATTTGATATTGTATTGCTATTGTGCGCACATTCGTGTATAATGGATGGCGAATAATAATATGTAAAGGGGTGTCGGCATGGCGAAATCATCAAATCTGTATGTGCGAATCGAACCGGAACTCAAAGAACGCGCAGAAGCAATTCTAAGTGCTCTTGGAGTCCCTGTTTCCACGGCTATCACAATGTACTACAAGCAAATCGTGCTGCAACGCGGAATACCATTCAAAGCAAAACTGCCGGAATCACCGCTGGATGTCAGCCGCATGACGAATGTGCAACTGGATGCAGCATTGGAGAAGGGCTATGCCGAGGCAATGACCGGGCATACGGTTCCTTTGGAACAGGCATTTGAAGATATCCGTAAGGGATTGGACGGCATTGAACTCCACGAGAAAGCCTCGGAAGCTCATAAGATTATTGCAGGCATGGAAGATGTGGAAGCCGGCCGTGTAACCGACGGAGACGCAGCGTTGTCTGCAATCAGAGACAAAAACGGCATTTGACATTCGGATATACCAACAGTCAAGGAGTGGCTTTTCGGGGTCGCTCCTTTTTCATACCATCAGGCACGCTTTCATCGAGAACTTCGGACGGTTTCGTCCCAACTTCTCGGTGAGAGGGTGCTTTTTTCATGCCATCCACAAGGAGGTGACGGTACATGGCAGACAGTTTGGGACTGAAGATCGGTCTTGAGGGCGAAAAGGAATTCAAAAAAGCACTGGCGGACATTAACCAGTCCTTCAAGGTGCTCGGCTCCGAAATGAAGCTCGCCACCTCTCAGTTCGATAAGAACGACAAATCCGTGGAGGCTCTCGCCGCACGGAATAAGGTGCTGCGAAAAGAGATCGATGAGCAGACAACAAAAATCGACACCCTTCGCAAGGCTCTGCAGAATGCCGCCACCTCCTTCGGAGAGAACGACCGTCGCACCCAGAACTGGCAGATCCAACTCAACAACGCCGAAGCCGCCCTCAACGATATGAACCGTGAGCTGGACGAGAACGAGAAAGCCATCAAGGAGGGCGGCAAAGCCGCAGAGAAATCCGGCAGTAAGTTTGAAGGCTTCGGCAAAGTTCTCAAAACCGTAGGCGTGGCGCTCGGCGCAGTGGCCGTTGCCGCAGGTGCCGCCGCCGTGAAGCTCGGCAAAGAGGTCATCGCTGCCTATGCGGACTATGAGCAGCTGGTCGGCGGTGTTGACACCTTGTTCAAGGACTCCTCGCAGGAGATCCAGCGGTACGCCGCCAACGCATACAAAA